ATACACGTTGATACACTTATAGGTGAAGAGATTCGTTTAATAAAAAAGGCTGATTGGGACAGTATCGCAATGCCAATGCTTATTAAAAGGCAAGGGGGATTTAGGAATCAACCAGAATATTATGAAAGAACCGATTTGGATGAACGCACGAAAGTAATCTGTATATCATCTAGTTGGTTTGCTAATAACTGGATGAATACATTTTATAGAAATACGGTTGTTGGTTATTTTAAGGAAGTTTTTGTTAAAAATAGGGTTTTTTCTGTTGATATATTTTCTGCAATAAAACACGGATTGAAAGACGAACAATGGTACTTAAAACAACGCAAAGAAATGGATAACCTTTCATTTAGAATAGAAATTTTAAATGAAACAGTAGGCGAAGTTGAAGGTGCATATTTCACATTGGAAATGATGACTAAAAATCAGCTGTTGACACAGCCGTTTTATCCTGTGACAAATAGCCAATATATAAATGGAACACAAATTCTATTCAGGGATAAATATGAAGATGAAATAAGATTGTTGTTTATAGACTTCGCCTTTGCTGGGGGCGATAAAAACGATAATACTTGTATTGGATGTATGAGTGCATATCCTAAAGGTGAAAGATGGGTGAGACACGTAGACTTCATTCAAACACTGAGTGGTGCAAGTACAGATGAGGCATTACTTAGTATTCGTGAAATATATCAAGACTATGGTGCGAACTATATAATTTATGATAATCGCAACGGTGGTACACTAAATTATAACACTCTAAGTAAGGAATTTGAACATCCCGTAAGGAAATCGGACGATTGGAACAAGCATGGGTTTACTGTATGTAGCGAAATGGACTTACATGTTGTATCTAAACAAGTATATGACGATTTAGTCAATAGGACAAATGACCAAAACGCTATACCTTGTCTTATTCCTATTTCGGCATCGGCTGAATTTAATAGTGTGATGTGGCAAAATTTGAACAAATCATTCAGGGATGATGAATTATTATTATTGATTGATAAATTAAACTATGAGCAAAACAATATAGAAAAATCCGTCAATCTATCATCGGAAGAAAAGGCTTATAATGAATCGCCGTACATTGAAACAGATATGCTGATTAATGAGGCAATTAACCTTGTGGCAACATATAAGGCAAATGGTTTAGTATCTCTAAGTGAAGGCACTAATCCTAATAATACTAAGGATAGAATCGTATCTTTGGGATATGGCAACTATATAATGACCAAGATAATAAATAAGAAAGAAAAAGAGATGAGTGAAGCCTCTGAAATTGATTGGGAAAATTTTAAGTTAGTTTATTAAAATTAGGGGTTGACAAATCCTAAAAATGTGATACAATATAATTACAAAGTGGAAAGAGAACCGCATAAACTTCCATTAGGGGCAAAACGGGGAATCGTTAATGGTCAACCTTCCATAGAAATATGGATTACTATTCAAATGTTATTAGTCATCTTACAGTTTCTCGATACCTGTAATAAAAAATAAAAATCGAATTATTTTAAAAATATGGTTTACTTTTTATAAAAAATATTGTATAATATAAGTGTAAGGGGTTATACAGCAATATTAAATGGATTCAAATGTTAATTGAAATAACCTAATAACCCCTGTAATATGGGATAGGCTGATGTCGTAATTAAGTAGAATTGGGTGGCGACTCATACAGCAAATTAAATAATGTAAAACAAGTGCAATAGTTTTTATTAAGGGTTTGATTCCTTTATATCCCACCAAGCCACCAAAAATAAAATAAGGAAACGCTAACAGCAAATCAATTAAGAATTTTTGTAAAAGATATCAAGAAAATATAATGCGTTTCGTCACTATTAAATGAAAGGATTAAAGGATATGTTTATCGAAGATATGAAAGATACAATGAATGTTTCAATGACTGAAAATGGTGCATTGGGATATAATACAACTGGCAAGAAATTACTTGATATTAATTTTGCTACAAGTAGTTTAAGACATAAAAATAAAAAGGAAGTCATTTCTATGTTTGTACAAGCATATATGGAAAATAAAGAACTTGCTCTTAAATGGTTGTTCTTTTTAAGAGATATACGTGGTGGTATGGGCGAAAGACGCACATTCAGAATAATACTTGAGTATATGGGTAACAACCATTCCGAAGAAATCGAATCGTTGATAAAATATATTCCCGAATACGGGCGTTGGGATGATATGTGGTGTCTATTAGATACGCCTTGTTGTTATACCGTTTTAGACATTGTAAGGAATCAAATACTTGAAGATTCCGCTAATATATCTTATGGCGATTCAATTAGTCTTATAGGCAAATGGCTACCTAGTGAAAAATCTAAGAATGTTGATAAGCGTAGATGGGCGAATATTATTAGGTCATATTTGCATTTAGACCACGAAAGTTATAGATGGACATTATCATCTCTTAGGAAGCAGTTGAAGATTGTTGAGTCTGATATGAGTGCTAATAAGTGGAGAGATATAAACTATAACGCCGTTCCAAGTAAAGCGAATATTAATTACAGAAATGCGTTTTTAAAACATGATAAAGAACGTAGAAAGAATTATTTAGAAGGTCTTAAAAAAGGTGAAGGTAAAATCAATTCATCTACTAATTATCCTTGTGATATAGTACATCAATATAGTGATGGTGCAGATTGGTGGTCAAGTAGTATTGCGAAATACGACGAATCACTTGAGCAACTATGGAAAGCATTGAAATCGTGTAATGATTTGGACAATACATTAGTAGTAAATGACGGTAGTGCAAGTATGCGGACACCAGTTAGTGGAAATATGACCGCAATGGAAGTGGCAAGAAGTATGGCTATATATTTCGGCGAAAGATGTAAGGGTGAATTTAAGGATAAATATATCACATTCAGTAGTAGACCACAGTTGGTAGATTTTTCAATATGCAACAGTTTACGAGACAAATTAGAACTGGCAAAACATTATAATGATTGTAGTAACACTAATATTGAAGCAGTGTTTGATTTAATATTAAATACAGCGATTGAACATAATCTATCACAGGATGAAATTCCACATAATATTATCGTTATTAGTGATATGGAGTTTGATTATGCGGTTAGCGGTTATGGAACGATAGACAAGAAGTTATTTGATATATTATCGGATAGGTATGAAGCAAAAGGATATAAATTGCCAAAATTAATCTTTTGGAATGTTAATTCAAGAACCGATACTATACCAGTAGTCGAAAACGAAATGGGTGTAGCTTTAGTAAGTGGATATAGTCCTATGATAGTAGATATGGTAATGACTGGTGAAGCCGACCCTTATAAGATTTTAATAGATAAACTTATGAGCAACAGGTATGCACCAATAATGATATAGTTTGAAATATGCGTTAATATAGACCTTTTCGGTGGTGTAGGTTAAACCGTACAATATTGCAAGGTAGAGAAGTAGTTATCTTACCGTCCTCATAAGTCGGGAATCGTTGGTGCGAATCCAACCCTTGCAACCATAAGGGGATGAAATAGTGTCGAACAGGTGAAAAGCCAAAGTGCAAAATCTGTTACGTGGGAGCGTAACCCACCATCTCCACCAATAGGGACATGTAGCTCAGTTGGTAGAGCAGTCGGCTGTTAACCGACTTGTCACAGGTTCATTGCCTGAAAGATGCGTAGCATAATACGTGAAGTTGTGAAAAGAGATTGCCGTAGCGCGTCTAAAATCTCATGGGAGGGGATATAGACTTTAACTTCCCAATATGCTCTCGTAGTCTAACGGTTAGGACATATGGTTTTCATCCATATAAAGATGGGTTCAATTCCCACCGAGAGTACCAATATAATATGTCAGTATGTTGGAATAGGTATACAATACGGACCTAAAATCCGTTGCCGAAAGGATTGAGGGTTCGACTCCCCCTACTGACACCAATTATCGTATATGTAACATTTACGATGTAAAAAAAATATGTTAATATATATAGGGACGATATAATGCAACATTGTAATGAAAATAAGATTAT